CTTGGGCAAAAGTTAGTTTCTCGGTTGGGAGGGATTTATTGGGCATAGATGTCCTCCTTCAGTTCCTCGGGAGTAGGATATGGACTTTGATAAGCAAACTCGATGGCCTTCTCCACTTCCGATTTTGCCTCAGCTTCAATGCGCTGGACCTCCACTTCGCTCAGCAACCGCAAGAAGCTGAGTCAGCTCATAGTTGTCAGTAACATCCGGCGTGTTGGACCGGAACAATACATTCGCAGCATCAAGAGCAGCTACGATAGTTTGATTCCAAATCGCATCTTCATGATTCCGCTCAGGTCGGAACACCTGCTCCTCGCCAACCTTGCGCGACGAGTCTGCTGTGGCGCGGGTGTAGTCGTCCGCTCTGCCCATAAAGATAGGAGGTAGACGAAACGCTCTTCTGATCTTGTCGTCGTTCCTCTCCATGTAATTGACGAAGAGAGCATCGGTGTGCTGCACCTGCGTCAGCTCCTTCACGTCGAGCTTCATCACACCAGGGTCTTTCATACCCTCGGCAATGGGTTCGCCCTCTACAAGAAGAATGGTTGAATAGTTATCATCTCCCTGAATACGCTCCTCGACAAACTTCTGGATTCGTTCGATAGAAGCCTCAGTCAATTGGACATTGGTGGCAAGAAGCATCATCGCAGGAATGTTGTTGCTGCGGAAGGTAGTGTAGTTAATAACCTCGGCAGCACGATTACCAAAGATGGTGAACAGATTTCCAATCCACCTGGGGATGCCATAAGGACTACGTGAACAATAGAGCTTGAGATGAATAACTTCGTTCGCAAGAAACTCATCACTCCAGTCGTCACGTCCACGTACTTCGTCAGTTACTTCTTCTCCTGTACGCGAATCGATATCTCTTGGATCACCCCACTCTTTGAAGAAAACCCTGTTAGTCTTCTTCTCTTGAATCTGAACAAATCGCCTAAACCTCTTACGATAAGGAAAGGTTTCTATCTTCCAAGTTCCGTCATCTTGCTGAACAGTTCTCTTAACATTGTATTCTGTATATTCATCATCTTCCTTACGAAGCCGCATTTGCCAGCTAGGAAGGTGCTTAAGTCCAGCAGGCTCACCAGTCATCATAAAAGGAATAACCTCAGCGTATGCATTGCCAGTCGTCTCCAAATCATAACGCCACGACTCTCGCAACGAAGTAAACGTCTGATTTGGTTCAAGCGATGCATTCGCAAAGAAGTTGCCGACCTTCGCACGCTCCGACTTCACCTGCGGAGAAAGAGCTTCCTCTCCCTTCCTCATTCCATCTCGAGGAACAATCCGATGTCCAAGCTTCTCAATGTTGACGACCATTGCCTCAATGGCTGGACCCAACTCGGAAGATGCTTCTGGCATCATTGCCAGAGTAAACAGATCATAAGGAGGCTCGACGATTCCACCATCGCCGTATTGTGACTCGAATGGATCTTCTGGAAGTGACCGAGATACGCCACGTGTATCTTTCCTGACCTGTATCGGGATAACCTTGGCGACATACTGGTTCTTGTGGAGAATTTCTTCAGCTTGAGTCGCGGCAGCCATTAGTCGCTCCTTTGTCTAACCGGTTAGACGCCTAGAACAAACCTGGTTCCTTATCCTTCGGGCGTCTCTTCCTGGCTCCACCCTGAAGTGAACCATTGATCGCAAAGTACAACGCGTCGACCAAGTCTTTCAACTTCAAGTCTGGAAAACCGGTCAGTTGTCCTTCTAACTTAGACATCCTGCCCTTACGATGATACACCTGTCGACGTTCATAGTAGAGCTGCATGGCACGCGCTCGCGTAACCTTGTCTTTCGTCGTCCAGATTGGCATCGTCCTGACATCAGGAAATTCCTGACTGACTGTTGATTCTAACACTGCCTGGTAAGCGTTGGCTTCAACGAACGTCCTAACCGGGTCAAACATATCATACACGTGTACTACCTGCTCACATTGTTTCTTGAACGTAAGACGCATTGCATACTCGTAAAGGACATAAATTTCAAATATACGTGGAATAACTCCTATAACTACAATCGCAAACTCGTCAGCTTCATCTTTCTGTGACGAGGCAAGGTCAACCCCCATCCAAACTGCAAGATCGTGCTTCTTGATGAGTTCAATTGGGTCCTCATCATAATGCTTGAACCACTCCGACTTGAAGTAGCTCCCGCTCATGAACTTGGTACGGTTCTGATACTGACACTCGAAGTCGGCCAATGGCATCGAAGCACGACGCTCGATGATCTTGGCCATGGGAAAGCCTTCGGGGTCATAACACTCCGCATTTGGTGGAGCGTAAAAATGACCATCTTTGGCATCCTGAAGAAGATCGATCGCTTCCCCAGTCTCACTATCAAACACGGCAGGCAAGATAAGGTACGACTCCTTGAACTTCGGGTCGTTCTCTAGCAAGTAACCGTACAAATCTTCAGGATGGTAACGCGTACCAAGTACACGAAGCTCACCTTCTGGTCTAAGCGTAGGCAAAAGAGACGTGTAGAAGAATCGTACAAGGTGATCACGCTGGGTCTCAGTGCGTGAATTCCTAAGCTCAACAAGATCATCAGCAATAATGATATCGAAGTGCTTAGAAACAACAGCACCGTCCGCACCTGCGATCGTAAACGTGTGCTCCTTGGTATGGAGCGTTCTACCCGCAACGTCTGCTTGCGTTTCGTCCCACTTACTACCCTTGAGATTTCCAAAAATTTCACGAAGTGCAGGCTTCAGTAAATTAGCCTTAATCTCTGATAGGAACGCTTGCGCTTGCTGCGTTGTCCGTGACGCAATAAGAATACGAATGTCGCGATTTTGCAACGCACGCATAACCGCATAACACACATTGCAAGATGTTGACTTACCAGAACCACGTGGCGCCAGAACAAGTCCAAACTGCCTGCCCTGGAAGAACTCGTTAAGCATCATCTGATGAGGTGGGTCACGATAACCCAACAACTTCATCAGAACATCAAGCCGATCCTCCTCGAGAATAAGCCGTTTGATAAGTTCTTTACGCTGCTCGTCAAGCTCTACGATGGACTCAATAAGCGAGTCTCTACGCTGCGCATGAATATTTTCTCGCTCGGGTTGAAACACGGTGTTCGCATACTCGCGACCAACCATGTCTATTGGAATATCTGGAGTTACCCCTCTTCCAAGATCAATCTTCTCCCCGGTCCACGGATCGTGTATCCTTCTCAATGAATTCCGCGTCCACAATTGATTCGGGCTCTTCGGATCTCCCTGGAAGAAGTCGTCCATTTGTTTTCTCCAGCATACGCCTATATGTACTAGGTACCTTGCCCCTACTTACAAGAGCCTGGAATTGATCAAGCTTCTTGGTAAGCTCCTTCTTGAGCTGCTCGGTGGGCAACGCAGCAAGATTAAGTTGACCAGATACGCGTACTTCCTTTGCACGCTTCTGAATAATCCCTATGTCCTGGCCCATCTTAATCGTGCGGTCCAGAATCTCACTCTTTGCTTTGACAGCAAGAATTCCACTCTGAGTTGATGGTGCAGGTCCTAACACTTTGCGCGCTGTAGCGGGAGACCCATAAAGCTTGGCAGCTTTGTTCCAGTTATTGATCGCATCATGCGATTCTTGAATGAACCCGTCCAAGTCACGTACACACTGTTCCTGTTGCAGTGTATACATGTAATACCTATGCGCAGCGGTCATAGTCAAATGGCGCTGACCGTCATTGGCTAACAATCTTTTTTCGATTATCGAGAGTTGATGTTCACCAATTTTCATCAACCGAAGAATCTCATCACGCTGCATGCCTTCTGAAAGGCACGCACGTAACAGTTCTTCCTCAATACGCATTCGTCCGTTTCTCTCAGACACAGATTCATCTTTGAGAGGCTCATTGTTGTGACGTCTAGGTATCTTGATAGTGCGTGAACGTCTACGATCTTCTACTGGTTCCAACACTCGTTTGACTTGAGTATTTTCTTTCTCGTCGATATCTTCGTCTTCTTTTAATGCTTCTCGAAATCGCTTGACCATTCTTTAGATATATAATCTTTACATCATTCAGACAAGCTTGAATTTATATAATGTAACGATGAAACCTATATTCAAGTGGGTTGGAGGTAAGCGATGGTATGCACAAAAAGCATGCACAATCATACGTAAACACCTAACCGGAACATACTATGAACCGTTCCTCGGCAGCGGGGCAGTCTTCTTCTCACTACAGCCAGAACGTTCCGTTTTGTGTGACGCAATCGAAGCTCTAATCGCAACATACTCACGTATACGCGAAGATCCACATGATGTATGGAATTGGATGAAATCTTCCGGGCAAGACTCAAATTCAAAAGCACATTACTCTCTTCGTCGTCATAGATTCAACGAACTCTTGATGCACGGAACATACACAAACGAATTCGCTGGTCTGTTCATCTATCTCAACAAAGCTGGCTACAATGGATTGTGGCGCCAAAACAGCGAAGGTCTCTTCAACGTACCATTTGGCGACTACAACAAAATCAAACTCCCCACCATCTCCGAACTCATAAGCACCTCTCAGATTCTACAAAACGCAAATCTCAATTGTGTATCAACAAGCCAAGAAACATTCGACATTATCAACAATACTAGTTCAGGCGACGTAATATTTGCAGACCCCCCATACCTCAATCTCTTCAACGACTATGATGGAATGCTCGAAACCAAAAAAGAATTTCACGAAAAATTAGCAATTGCACTATGGCAAGCTGTAACACGGGGCGTCGTTATACTCGTTACAAACACCGACTGTAATGAAACTCGAAAATGGTACGGAGCATTCGCAGATATAACCACATTCAACCGATCTCAATCTATCGCAGGAACGGTCGAAGGGAGAAAACGATGGAATCAGATACTAGCAGTAGGGATACCGTAACTCGATGTAATATTTGCCGCATACCAATAAACATAAAAAGTTCTCAATATTATTGGTCCCCATGGACCGGACTGCTCATCAAACGACATCTATGCTCTGACTGTGGAAATGAGTTTGAAATCAAAACTCGTTCAATAGAAGACAGAGCCAAAGCACATGCTCATTCCAAATACATCGAATGGGAAAAAGCTACTCGAATTGCCAAAGACATAAAAAACCGTCAACTCAAAATGCCCGGTGTCTAACCGGTTAGACGAGGCAACCCGATGAGAGTCCGAAGGGTAAAGATGGATGTCAGGTGGGCGACTTTGTTATCGGTCTCAAAAGAGCGCCGACTATGTGAACAATGCCAAGTCAAAGACGGTAAAAACTGCCCACGGAAAAAACTTCCTAAAGGATTAAAATTTTGAGGCGCCGTTGCGCATTAGAAGCTTCTTGTTGTTCTCCATGACTTTTATGTCATGATTCACTTCTGTAAGCATCTCCATAGGATTCATGCCC